CTGCTGATGATGTTTATTCTAATACCTTTACGGTTACTATTGACATTAGTCCTACGGTGCTGCAGATCAGCAATGCGGCGGCGACGGGGGTGACTGCGGGTGGGTCGTTTGTGCCGACTAATGGGATTACGTTGTCTTGTACGGGGGCGGGTGTAGTGGGCGCCTCTGGTACAATGATTACCTCAACTCTTGTTGCGGGACAATCTTTTTCTATTGTGGGCAGTGTATCTCAGATCGCATCTGGAACTTGCATAAATAACAACGGGAATGGTGGAATTAACATTATTGGCGCTGTAAATCATACTAGCAGTTCCAACGTATCTTACACAATCGTTAATTCTACGCTAGGATCTATAACGATCACCGGAAATGTAACCTCGTCTGGAAACTATTTCAGTAGCAATAACGCAGTTCGGAACATTGGCAATGGAGTTGTAAGCATAACCGGTGACGTGCGCAATACAAATGCTCAAGATACTTGCAATAATGCAGGCGCCGGAACGATGAACATAACTGGCAATGTATTTGGTGGACCGTCAAGCCAGGGTACGTCAGTATTAAATAGTGGAATCATGCCTATAGTTGGCAACCTAACAGGTGGATCGGCTACTTCTGCTGTCGAAAATGGTGGAACACTGACACATAGTGGAACAGCAACAGCATCCAATAATGTTCCAGCACTTATATCAAGTTCAGCTAGTGCGGTAAACATACTTTCCGGTCCTTTCCTAGTTAGCGCCAATGGCACTCATGCCGTTTACGCTGCTCGTTGGTTCTGGCAGAACGCATCACCATCTCCAACATATTATCAGATAAGATCTGCAGATTTATCTACTATCAGACCTCTATACACTGCAGATTCTGTAGGTGGAAATCCTGCAATAACAAATGTAAGACTAGGAACTGTCTATGGTCCTAGTAATGAACTCACAGGATCCGTAGCAATTCCACCAGCACAATCGGTAACGTTTGGAGTTCCTGTAGATAATACAACAGGAACTTCAGCATTAACACCAGATTCTATTTGGAATTATCCAGTATCAGGAATCACAACCTCAGGAAGTATAGGAGAAAGACTGAAAAATGCGGCTACTGTGAACACTGTGGCAAAACAAATTTCTGATGCATTCTCTGGTCCTTATACCTAAATACTCATAAAAACCAATGCCAAATAGAACTCGTTTTACTGGTAATCTAGTTTCTGATAATCGGAATTTGATATTCTTGAGTTACGTTACAATAATGCTTAAAAATAATTTCACTGGTATTTCCCGCCCATTGTGCTACCTGAGGAACTGGAATCCCTGCTTCAATCCATCTTGAAATTGCAGTATGCCTACAATCAGTTTGATTATGGGGCTTGATTCTTGGGCGATTCTGTGTTATAGTGGTCATGCAAAATGCCCGATTCGTATGAATTTTACAGTTTATTCAAAAGAAAATTGCCCCTATTGTTATAAAATTAAACAAGTATTAGAAATGACAAATAGTAAATTTGTTGTTTATAATCTTGGAGAACATTTTACCCGAGAAGAGTTTTATGGTGAGTTTGGTGAGGGTGCAACCTTTCCTCAAGTTCTTTGTGATGATAAAAAAATCGGTGGTTGCACTGATACTGTACGTTTTCTAAAAGAGAATCAAATTGTCTGACACAAACATAAATAATACAGATCATAGAAATCGTGGGGTTGAAGTACTATTAAATAGTAAAAAATCTAAACAATCCTACCCTCTTCATATTGTGTTTGAAAAGTTAATCAAACTTTTCAAAAAGGAATTCACCATTTATTTTGAATTTTCTTTAAAAACTAAGAGTTCAAAATAATTACCCAGGAGAACAACATGTTAGCAACTAGTCTAGTTTTTGGTTCACTTTTAGCTATTTTGTTTCTTATAGTGGGGCTCATGTTGGGTTGGGTTGTTAGAGAATATTTGTTAAACTATCAAGATAAACCAAAACTTCATCCAGAATTTTTTGACAAAAATGGGAACATTATTCCCGATGAAATAGTGGCAATCAGTTTTAATCCAGATTATTTTGACACTGACATAGACGATGATGATGAAGAATAACTAAATACCGTATATTAATATTGACATAATATGACAACAACAAAAACAAGTGTAGCTGAGAAAAAAACTCCAGCTAAAACTACATCAAAAACGCAAAAAATAACTGTAGCGTCTAAGGAAGAAAATACAATTCCAGATCTTCCTTCAAATCCATTTGTATTTGAAATTCTAGATATTGTATCGAAGCAAAAATCCAATGCTAAAAAAATTGAAGCTCTTCAAAAATTTGAGCATCCCTGCCTAAAGGCGATTTTTATATGGAATTATGATGAATCTGTAATTTCAAATTTACCAGAGGGTGAGGTTCCATATGCAAGTGTTGGAGAACAGAATTCCTTTAGTGGCACAATGAGTGAAAAGATTGGCGATGCCGTTCAAAAAATGAATGAGCTGAAAACAAATTCACTCGGATCTCAAGATCAGGGATTTTCTTCAATTAGAAAAGAATATACAAAATTTTATAACTTCATAAAGGGGGGCAACGACGGACTAAGTTCTATGCGCCGTGAAACGATGTTTATCAATCTCCTTCAAGGATTACATCCCCTTGAGGCTGAAATTCTTTGCTTAGTTAAAGATAAAAAACTGGAAACAAAATATAAAATTACTAAAGAGATTGTTTCTCAAGCTTATCCAGATATTCAGTGGGGAAATCGTTCATGAGTTCGGCTACAAAGGAAATTGAAAGTGAATGGACTGCGGAGGAAAAGAAAACAATTCCTCCGCTTTATGGCTGTGAAATATTATTAGAAAATGCAACTTTAGAAAGTGCAAGTGAAACATCATTTCCCTATGATGCTTATATTGTAATTTATGAAGTTAATAATAAAAAATGCATTGACCTTTGTAGAGGAAATAGAGTAAGTATATTTGACATGTATTATGATAAATTTGGTGCAAATGCACTTCGTCAAATTACTTGGGGAAATGGAAGAATTAGTCCTAAGCTCTGGGGATATAAAGCTCCAGCCAAATCCAAAAAAAGAAAATAATTTTCAGATACCCTTAAAAAATTTTTCAGCAAATTTTCAGGCTAGGGGTTGCGCTAAATAGTTTTGGTATGCTATCATACCTTTACGTTCATCCCAAGTGTGGGACGCAAGTAGGACGACGAGGAACGGATCGTTCATTCGCTATATTAGCGAACGCAGCGCCGCCCGAAGGAACGGGACTTAAAACTCTCATTCTGGAGGATAATTCATGAAAAAGCTAAACACTTTGCAACTCATTAAAGAGCAAATTCAAAAAGAAAAGAGGCGTAAACAAGCGGCACTTACACAATTGATTTTATCAAAATAATTATAAGGGGAGGAGGTCTTGACTTTCTCCCCTTTCTGCTGTATGATGGGATCGTGGATTCATTCATCATAAATGATAACAATGAGGAGTTTAAATGAGTAAAAGAGCGAAGTCTTTCGTTAGTTTACTCGAAAGATTAATTAAACAAGATCATCTTTATACAAGTGAGCAACTAAAAGAAATGAAGTCGCAACTGCGAATCGTAAAAGCACAAATTGCAGAATTTCAAAAACAATCATCAAAGGGATTTGGAAAATATGAGACCAATTAAAGCAAAAGATTTACTTGAATTAGATAAAAATCTTGAGGTTGTAAAATTACAGTGCTATCCAATTCCAGAGCAAGTAATTTATCAAGCGGCAAAAGGAGATTACTCGGAAACACCAATTCACAAACAAAAAATACCTTCTTCAACTGAATGTGGGCAGTGGATTGTAGATACACTTCTTGCAAATGAACGTGGTCACTACGGATGCTATTCGTCTGATACTCAAGTCTTGACTGAAAATGGTTGGGTTTATTGGACTGAAGTAACAGAAAATACTGTTCTTGCTGCTTATGATACCAATAATGGGGTAGTGAATTTTGAAAAACCATCTGCAGTTCAAAGATGGGACTATGATGGGAAAATGTATCACTTAGAGGGCCAAGCACTTGATTTTCTTGTGAGTCCTGATCACCGTATGATTGTTCAAAGTAGAATGAAATTTGGTAAATGGACCGCTCCCTATGCAATTTCTGCAGAAGATGTTTTTAACAAACCAGTAAGATATATCACTACTGGAAATCTATCTTTATCCGATAGGAAAACAATTAAAACTCCGATTGATAATCCCAAATTTTGGTCCCTAATTGGATTTTGGATTGGTGATGGCGATAAGAATACAAGTTCTAACAAACTTAGATTTCATTTAAGACTTCCCCATAAAATAAAATATTTGGAGAATCTATGCAAAGAACTTGAAATTGATTTTTATTCTACAAAAAATGATAGGTATGTTGTTTCATTTCCAAATATTGGAAATTGGATAAAACAAAATTGTATCAATCAAGATTCTATTAAAAAATTACCTGATGAATATTTAAAACTTGAAAAAAAATGCGTTTTTAATCTTCTTGATGGACTCAAAAATTCCGATGGAACAATCTGTAGGAATACTTGGTCTTATTCGACGACATCTGAAATTTTATCGTCACAGCTACAAGCACTTGCAGTATTGAATGGCATTAAATTTACTTGTTACATTGAGACAAAGAGAAATGAAAACCATAATAATTTATATGTTTTAAGACTTACGGATAGAATTTATCCTAGAGTTGAAGTAGCCCAACAAACTCGTTCTAGATCTTATAAAGAAGAATGGGTTGAGTATTCAGGTCAAATTCACTGTGCTACAGTCTCCACTGGTGCTCTTATTGTACGTCGCAATTATAAAGTTGCTATTTGTGGAAATTGTTTAGAACACCCTGGTATCACATTTTCGGTGTCTGGGTATGTTCATAATGTAATGGTTCAAGCAAGGACTCATAGAGTAGGAATTTCATTTGATGTTCAGTCTCAAAGATATACAGGAAAGAGAGTAGTAAAAGTAGCAGAAGGTGAACTTCCTGTTGATGAAGTATTTTATAGTCGTCCTCCCGGATATTATACAAATCGTAAAGGTAAAAAGTATGAATGGACGCAAGAGGATTATGATGATGAAATGAATTGGTATTTGGAGGGCTGTAAGCGATATGCCACGAAATACAAAAAGGGTATGTGTGAGGAACATATTCGGGATGGACTTGCGCAAGGTATTCGTCAGAATTTTGTGGTTTCTTTTAATCTTCGCTCTGTTCTTCACATTATTGATTTGAGAGCAAAGTTAGATGCTCAGCTTGAAATTCAAGCATTATGTGAACAAATGACGCCAATTGTTAAAGAATGGGCACCAAATGTTTGGAAGTATTATGAAGAGAAGCGTTTGTATCGTGCTAAACTAAGTCCATAAATAAAATATCTTGATTTTGTAACAATTATGTCGCCATTATATCCGGTCATTAATAAAAACACAGGTGAAACTAAAGAATTAGAAATGACTATTTCCCAATGGGAAGAGTGGAAACAAGAAAACTTTAAAGATGGTTGGGATCGTGATTGGTCTCAAGGATGCGCAAGTCCAGGTGAGGTGGGGGACTGGAGAAATAAACTCATTTCAAAACATCCCTCATGGAATACCGTACTCGAAAGAGCCGGAAAAATGCCAAAATCAAATGTAAAGAAACTCTGATATGTCAAGAAAAAGAAGGTCTGAAAGTCCAATTGGTGTAGGCTTAACCGCACGCCAAATGAAAAGAAAAAAGCCACTCAATTCCACTTTCCTAACAGAAATCGAACCAATTACTGAGAATCAAAAACGTTTATTTAAATCTTATAAAGATCAAAAGCATTTAGTTGCGTATGGTGCTGCGGGTACAGGAAAAACATTTTGTTTATTGTATAATGCCCTTAAAGAAGTTCTAGACGAAAGAACTCCATATGAAAAAGTTTATATTGTGAGATCATTGGTTCCAACAAGAGAAATTGGTTTTTTGCCAGGATCCCATGAAGATAAGGCAGATATTTACCAGATTCCATATAAGAATATGGTAAAGTACATGTTTGAACTACCATCCGATGCCGATTTTGAAATGCTCTATGGTACTCTAAAGGGCCAAGAAACTATAAGTTTTTGGAGTACATCTTTTATTCGTGGTGTCACTCTGGATAATTGTATTATTCTTGTAGATGAATTTGCAAACTTAAATTTTCACGAATTAGATTCTATTATTACTCGGGTTGGTGAAAATTGCAAAATCATGTTCTCTGGTGATGCAACTCAGTCAGATTTAGTCAAAACAAATGAAAGAAATGGCATTGTAGATTTTATGCATATTCTTCGTAAAATGAATTCCTTTGACATTATTGAATTTGGTGTTGATGACATCTGCAGATCTGGTACAGTTAAGGAGTATTTAATCGCAAAACTTTCATTAGGTATGTAATGACAAATCCACTCATTGAAAAATTTTATGAAATAAAAGGTGATAAAACGAGCACTAAATTTAATCATATAGATTTAGTGCTCCCTTCATTAAAAAGAGAAAGTATAGACGGTGTAAGATACTACACTATTCCCGAAGACGACGAACTAATAAGATTGGTTTCAATTACTTCTGTAATTAGTCACATCAACAAAGATATCTTTGTCAAATGGAGAAAAAAAGTTGGTGAATTAGAAGCTGCCAAAATTACTGCAGCAGCAACAAGTAGAGGCACCGACATGCACACATTGGTCGAAAACTATCTTTATAATAAAGATTTGCCCAGTGTTCAGCCAATCTCAGAATTACTATTTAATATTTCTAAACCTTACTTAAACAAAATTAATAATATACACTGTTTAGAAGGTTCACTATATAGTAAAAGACTTGGTGTAGCAGGAACCACAGATTGTATTGCAGAATATGATGGTTCTTTATCTGTAATCGACTTTAAAACATCAAAGAAGCCGAAACCGAAAGAATGGATTGAACACTACTTTGTCCAGGCTATGTTCTATGGAATGGCTTATTATGAAATGACACAAACACGTATTAAAAAATTGGTGATTATTATGGCGTGTGAAAATGGTGAATGTGTTGTATATGAAGAGACAGATTTAAACAAATATATGTCACTTGTAGTCAAGTACATCAAAACATATGTGAATGATCAATTAAAACTTATTTCGAAATAATTTAATTATGGTAGCTACCTTAGATTTTCTTTTAGACCCTACAATAGAATATATGGAGAAACAATCAGATTTAGAACAGGCAATAGAGAATAAATTTCTTACGCCTTCAAAATTTTCAATCGAAATTGAAAAAATCGTATCACAACAAAAATGCAATTACATAGATGCTATATTGCTGTTTTGTGAAGAGAACAATCTTGAAATTGAATCAGTCACTAAACTGATTTCAAAACCATTGAAAGAAAGATTAAAATATGATGCAATTAATTTAAACTTCATGAAACGTAATTCTAAAGCAAAACTTCCTGTATGAGTCCGTTTGAAACTTATCAAACATACTTATCACTAAAGAATCATTTCACCAATCCAAAATACAATTACTTCAAATACTATAAAAAAACCAGAGCATCAGTAGCATCTTTCAATAAAAGGCGTGATAGGTACTTCTTCGAAAGAACGTCCCGCAAATACTCAGATAAAGAAATTGTAAATTTTCTTGTTTCAAATTTCGTAGCATCAAACAATCCGCAAAATTTATGGATTGGTGAAATCATTGGTTCTGGTGAAAGAGTATATCTAGATTGGTTAAAAAGACAGCAAAGTTTAACCTACATGTTTAAAGAACAGTCTAGTGAACTATTTTCAGATATACCACTGAAAGAAGTTTTAGACTGTTCTAAAGGCCATCCACTATTAGTAAAAAAGTTTTTGAGTGGTAGCATATCACCAGAGACTATAGTAATATATAATAAAATATTTGGATTCGTAGATAATTTTAATCAAAAACTTTTAGATCCGGTTTGGGAGGTCATAAGTTTAAAAATTAACAAGTACGATCCGTTTATAAATATCGATATCCCAAGTTATAAGAAAATTCTAATGGAAATTATCTATGAGTAATTTTTTTGATTCTGAAATCATTCAGAACGAACTTAAAGAAATCAACGAATTACAAAAAGACATTTATGTAAACATTTTTGATTTTAGAACAGCCTCTCGGGACGATAAGTTAGAACATGTAGAGAAGCTTTCTGAACTTTTGGAAAAACAAAAAATCATGTATACTCGTCTTTCATTATCTGATGATCCAAAGGCCATTGAAATGAAAAACAATTTAAAACAAACTCTCTCGTTAATTGGCATGTCACCAGACACGGACATGCACTCTTTGTTTAATAGTCTGGGGGAAACGATCGAAGCTCTAAAGCATCACATTTCCTCCTGATTTCGCCACGGGCTTGACATCCCTTCCCGGCCATGCTAGGATAAAGCCGTCGCAATCAAATCCGACACATCCAATTTATCCAAAAAATCCAAATGTCATTTCAAGATCTAAAAAAACAATCCAAGCTTGGTTCACTGACTGCTAAGTTACTGCAAGAAGTTGAGAAAATGAATTCTTCCGGGTCATCCGATGATGATCGTTTCTGGAAGCTCGAATGCGACAAAGCTAACAACGGCTATGCAGTAATTCGTTTTCTTCCTCCCCCAGAAGGTGAAGATTTGCCTTTCGTGAAAATGTATTCTCATGCATTTCAGGGGCCTGGTGGTTGGTTAATTGATAATTGCCTCACTACTCTTGGTCAAAAGTGCCCAGTTTGCGAGCATAATTCTGGTCTCTGGAACAATGGAACAGATGCTGGTAAAGAACTTGCTCGTAAGCAAAAGCGCAAGCTGACCTATATTTCCAACATTTACGTTGTAAAGGATCAAGCAAATCCTGAAAATGAAGGGAAAGTGTTCCTCTTCAAGTATGGTAAAAAAATCTTCGATAAGCTCACTGCCGCAATGCAGCCAGAATTTGAAGATGATGTTGCTCTTGATCCATTTGACTTCTGGCAGGGTGCGAACTTTAGGCTAAAAGCAAAGGATGTTGCTGGTTATCGTAACTATGATTCCAG